AATCTTTTAGATCTTCTAATTCTAAAAATGTAGGTATTGGATTTTCATCAGTAGGATTTACAATTCTATTAGCAACATCAGAAAATAATGTAATTTGTTTAAATTCTCTTTCCTTAATTACTTTTTCTTCTAGCAATAAATAATTATCTAAATCACTCATTACTTTGTTTTGAGCTTTCTTTAGATACAATTCACCTTTTTGTTTACCGAATTTTTTTTCTAATTCTTCAGGATTTTGTAAAGCAGCAAAAGGATTACTTTCTATTTCAAGATTATTAACGGCTTCTATATAAAGAAGATCAAATTTTTCTTTTAATTTATTATGACCTTTAATATCTCTTTTAGCTATATTGACTGGATTATTAAACCAACTTTTATAATCTTTATCGGCTGCTGCACGGTCTACTGCAACTGGTGACAATCTTTTTTGAAAATTATCTATTAAGAAATCATTATCGTTGTCTTCAGTCTGTTGTGCAGTATTTGATAAAACTGATGAGTATACTTTTGATCTAGCTTTAATTTTATCTTTTACTAAATAGGTATTAACTAATCTTTGAACATCTTTACGTTCTTTAGAAACATCAATTTCATAAGCTGTATTTAAAATATTATCAGCTTGCTCCATATCAAAAAGGTTTGATGTTTTGCCTAGTGCTAAATCTATTTCTTTTCTTTTTTCAGAAATTATTTCCCAACTTCTATTTTGATCTTCAATTAATCTTTGATCGCTTTTAATTTTTTCAAAAACTTTTCCTGACTGACTTATCTCGTTTCCTAATCTGGTAAATAAATCTGGATTGATACCAAGTTGAGTGATGTTGGTTTGTCTACCAGTATTAACCTTCATTTGAGAAGGATTGATTGTAAGTTTAGCCATTATCCTAAAATACTTCCTGATTGTTCTTTGTTTTGTTGAGCGCCAGCGTATGCTTTAGATCCTTGGCCAGCAGCAGTAATTAAACCTTGGAACATAGCTTGATCGCCTTTAGCCTCTAATAATAAAGATTGATTTTCAGTGTCAATCATATCAACAGTTAAATTATAATCAGCGATTGCTAGATCCGTTGCATTATTAACTAGCTGTTCTTGAGCCAAAAAGAACGGAGTAGTTCCTTCTCTAAACTCTGCACCTGATGATAATAAATTTACATATAATTCTGAATATGCTTTTTCTTGAGATTTAACTAATCTTGGTCTTTCAATCTTATTAAAAATTTCTTCTCTTTGTCTGCCTTTCTCACGGTTAAGTGCAGCTTGCTTATCATATAACTTTTTATTGTAATCAGCTGCCTTTAATGCACCGACAGCAGCTATAACGTTTCCTACCCAACTCATATTAATAAATAATTCCTAATTGATAATAATCTGATCCATCTGGACCATATTTCTTTTTTAAACCTTCGATTTCAAAACCACACCAGGTAGCAAATCGTAAACCTCTATCAAAGTTTGCTTTTACTGATGTTTGTAATCTTCTAATTTTATGTTTCTTGCAAGTATCGTCTTGTAATTCTTTAATTGTTTTTGCAGCTAATATTTTAATATCAAATATATTTCTACTACCTAGTACCCAAGCCTCAGCCACACCATCCCATAATTGTACTATCCCACAAGCAAATATAGGTTTACCATTATCAACATATGTAAACGCCTGACCTTTTTTCGAAAAATCGCATATTCTTGCTTCGTCAAAACTTGCGTCTAGATCCATCAACTTATCGTTCAGGCCATTTGCAATTAATTCGTCTGCGTGTTTTTTTTCAAATAAAATTATCTTACCCATCACTTGTGACTAAAGTCGGATATATCGCTAACACTGAACACGGCAACGGTTGATCTTGTTTTATAAAGATAAAACCATCTGAGTTAAAATCATCGTTAAATTCTATTTCTTTATCACCAGCTATAAATGTAGATACTGGAGTATCCATTGGATCTGATGTTGTTCTAAAAGGTACTGCTTCTAGGTTAGTTAAACTTGGACCAACTTTTACACCAACGGTTTCAAATAATCTTAAAACTACTTTACTTATTCTTTTTGTTTTACCTTGTGAAGTTCCTTCAGCAGCTCCGCCTTCTATTCGCATGGTTTGTAAAACGCTATCATACGAAAGACCAACTACAGCTTTTGTTACTGATCGATCTAAAGTGATAGCACCACTTGATACAGTTTTATTTGCGTGAGCTGCACCATCCGCTAGGATTGATACCGATTGTCCTTCTAAATGTGAAAGACCTGATAGTGTAGTTGTTGCGGAGCCATCATAAGTTAGATGACTATCTAAAAATCTAAAATCTGTTGAAGTTGTTTCATCAAAATCAAAATCTGCAAAACATTCTACATATCTTTTAGTAGCTCCATTAATTGTTCTTTTAACAATAACCCAAAGCTCATCTTCATTTAAAGTTCCTGATATTGTAGCAACACTTTCAACTACTGCATTACCACTTCCAAAAACACCGCCTAATATGTGTCGATGCCAAGCAGTAACTTGTTCAGCTCTTTGATAAGTTAAACCTGATAAAACTCCATCGTCTCTAACACACCACAAAATACTATCTGGTGATTGTTGATAAGCCATTTCATTAATACCGCTAGTCGTAACCGTATCATTAAGTATGGTCATATCAGCGGCTTGATAACCGTCTACGTCAAAATTGTAAGCTAGTTCTCTAATTTTTCTTTTTGCTCTTTGTAAAAACAAAGTAGCGTTACCAGCTGGTTGAGCATCAACGTTAGCTGAACCATAAGAACTTTGTCTTTTAATTGCTATGTTTGTAGGTGTTATGGCTGCATCTGTTCCATCAGCTGAAACTGTAAATTCACCACCAGTTGTTCCTACAATTAAAGTTCTCTGTGCTTTTAAAAATCTTATTGCGTTTACCTGGTTAGATGCAATCGTATAAATCATTGCATCATCCGCATTTGTACCAGTTGTCATATTCTCATAATCACCTGACTTTGAGAAAAATAATGTTTGCGGATTATTATTAGTGTTTGCAAATACTAAACGTTGTTCAAAGAATGATACACAACTAGGTCTATTATCTGCTCCTGAAATTGCTGGAGATGGAGATCCAGTAAATGAAACAGTTGATAAGGTCCAAGATGTATGACCAGTTCTACTTAATTTTCTTACATCGTGATTTGGATGACATAAGTACATAACGTCAGCAGACTGAGCAAACTTAATATCAAATAATTCAGACGTAGCATAAGGTGTTGCTATTTCATAAGCTGAACCACCTGATAATATCTGACCTTTATCTTTAAAAAATCTAATATAATTATTTCCAAATTCTAAAATATAAGTTTGAGTAGTTGAAAATTCAAAAGGTATTAATCTTGTTTTAGCAGCACTTGATTTTACTTCTGCTATAAACTGAGTACCTACTCTTCTTGTTGCTGCACCTTGAGGATGAACTAAGAAGTTTTCTAAAGTTTTGCAACTTGAATTATATTTTTGAAAGTCGGTTCTACCATCTAATTTAGCAGAAAATTCACCACTAACAAAAGAGGTTAAAGCAAGAGTTGTTCTAGGCATAAAATTTGTAAAGTTATTATAAAAATTTATTTTAGTAATTGATCTTTAGGTCAAACATTGGAGGTTAAAAGAACTTAAAGGTCAAAGACGAAAACACTAGATAAACAGCAATAATGGCGATTGGATTTGACGGTTCAGTCGCCATTTCTTTTTACAGTCGAGCATCCGTAAATTCGTTGGCCTCAATCGTATCAACTGAGTTCTCAGTAGCATCTATAAATCTAGCTTCTCTTAATCTTTCATCTGCTCTACTCATATAATTATTTGCTAGTGTTGCATTATTAGTTACGGCATAAGCTATATCAGCAGCTAATTGATGTGAGATTGCTTCTTGAACATAAGCATCGTAATTATTTGGATCTGTATCTAAAGCTACGTAAACTAAATAAACAGTACCTTCATTTGTTTTAATTTTTCTGCCTTCAATTTTATATTCTAAAGCTGAAGCTACACTATCAGTAGTTCCGTTATGTATTTTAAGAACTCTTAAACAATCTGTTGGTAACGTATATTGATTAGCAAATTCTATTACTGGAGCTGCACTATCTTGAGCTAACTGTACTCTTTTAATTAAACAGTTCCAAGGATGTGATCTAAAAATTCTATTTCTTACTGGCTCGTATCTTTGATTACAAAGCCTAGCGTTTTTTGTATCATCTGTTAATGCGCTGATGGTACTAGCACCTAAAAGGTTTAATGCTGAATTACATATATCTACGACTGATGCCATTATGTTGTTTCTCCTTGTTCTCTACATGAAAATCTAATTGCTAGTTTCTCATCTTCAAAATCTTCTTTATAAAGTTCGTTTAATAAAAAATGTGATTGTTTATATCCTTGGTTTATACATGTGGACCAATTATCAAATGATCCTGTAATACTTTCGTTATTACATTTTGGAGTATCTGCTGTGTAACTACACACATATAAAATTAAAAGATATTTCATAAAAATTCTGTAACCTGGCGGATTGCTCCGCCAAGTCATAAGTTGTTAGTGATTACTCAACTGAGTACATAACCCAACAAAAAATAGTATTAGTAGCAGCAGCGCCACCAGTAGTTATTATGATGTCGGTTTCCGCAGTTGTTCTGTAACCTAAACCAGTTACAGCTGGAACTGGAGCGCCAGTTGAACTCCCAGCCAACATTGACTGAGATTGTCCAGCTACATTCCATGTACCTACAACTGTGATGTATCTGTCATCGTCTCCGCTATCACCTACCTTTAAAGTTACACCAGATCCAAGAGCGTCACATTTAATGATAACGTCATGGATAGTTGCATTTTTAGGTATTCTAGCGATTGTTATGTCAGATCCACTTGCTAATGAAGAAGCCTCATAAGTATCGTGAAATACTCTGATTTTTCCACCAGCATTTTCGCTACTCACTTTAACGATAGGAGTAGCATCCATGTTAGTGATATTTGCACCTTTAACACTTGCCATATTTATATCCTCCTATGATTAAGCTTCGTGAGCTTGAATTGTGACTACTTTTTCTTCTTCCATTCTAGTAGCACCGATTGACTGACAAACGTAGATTTGAGTAGAGTAACCTTTGTCGGATCTCTCATCAATTCTAGTCATTAAGTCTTGACCGATTGCCATCTTAATTCCATCCATAGCGTAAGCTAAGCATAGTCTTTTAGAAGATGCGATTGATAGTCTGTTTGACACTATAAAGTTAAACCCAAGAAAAGTATTAACCTCTCCGTTCGCCAACGCTTTTACAGTGTTGAAGTCAGAAGATGTTACTTGAGTAGTTCCTAACAAATCAGAAATTTGTTTTGGTCCTACAACAATATATCTTGGGATACTTGGATCAACTGAGTTGCTATCGAATTTCTCTTTAGCTTCTCTTAATTTTGCAATAGTTAATCCATCAGTACCACCTTCAGTGATTGCTTGCGCACCAGGTAAAGCAGTAGATGTACTACCAGTTTCACCAGTGAAAGCTGTACCACTTGCAGCAGCAATGATTTCATCGTCTTGCGCTCTACCTAGTGCATAAGCAGCAGCTAGTGCATACGATGATGTTGGATCGATTAGAGTTCTAATCTTATCCTGATTGTCGATAAGATCTGCATACTCATAATCAACCAAACTGACTCTACGTCTACTATGAGGAGTGTCTACTTGGGGTGTATCTGAATGGCGAGTAGTTCTTTTTACTGCCGTTGCAACACCTACTTGATCGAAGAAAGCGTTTTTTCCTACGATACTCTCAGTATCAACAGTTCCTCTAAGAAGCGAGCCTTTTTGTTGTGACAACATTTGTACATTGTTTGAATACTGCTGTACAAAAGCTGTAGTTATTTGGCTAGACATATTATGTCCTCCTTAGTTGATTGATGTTTGATTTATCGATTTGATTGTCCGTCAAAGACGGTTCTTATCTTTACCTTTATAGTCGGCAATTAGACTTTACTCGAAGCGGTCTTTTTAGATTGTCGCTTAGAATTTTTTTTTACCCAGTCAAAGTATTTATCTGCAACTGGTATTGGATCTCTCCGTTCATTCTCAGGTGCAAATTCTGTAGCTAGCCTTAAACATTCAAGTCTAATTTCAGTATCTGTAATATCACCTTGAGGCTCAAACTTTTCGTTAGCCATTGTTTTTAAGCTCATAAAGTCTTTGAACTTCACTTACTGCTTTACGATGGTTAATGTGAGTTTTATCCCAATATGCAGAACCAGGTTGAGTTAAGCTTTCTATTTCACCATCTATTTCTTTTACAGTCATAGCAGATGCAGCTTCACCTTGAACAATACCATCTTCTGACATTTTAGAAGCAAGATCAGCAAAAGCTCTAACTACTTGTGGATGGTTTCCTAATACAGATCCATCTGCAAGTTTTGTATCACGTAGAAAATCTTGACCAAATGTATTAGTCGCTAGATTTCTAGCTTGAGCTATTTTTAAATCATAAGCTGGTCCATACTCTTTTCTAAGTTCGGCTTCAGCTTCTGCTCTAGCAGCTTCTTCATTAACTGTTGCTGCTTGTTCAGATTGTTCAGCTATTGAATTATAATAATTAATAATTCCTTCAGCTTGTTTGGGTAATAAACCTAACTTATGTGCTTCCTCAGAAAAAGCTTTTAGCGTACTTTCTTCAAGCTTTGTTTCTTTAGGTAAGTTATATTTATAACCATCAGGTGTTTCTGGTCTACCCAGCCTATCATAGACAGCTTTCCAATCTTCATCGGTAGCCATTTTATTAGGTACTGGTATTTTATCTGCACCTACTAATTTTTGTGAGTGCAAATAAGATTTTACAAAATCATTCATGTTTGAAAAATTCTGTAAAGATTTTTCTTCTTTATAATCCTCAGGAATAAGAGATTGAAAATCTACTTGTTGTTCTTGAGTTGGTTGCGATTGATCTAATACTGTAGCTTCTTGCTGAGTATCAGATTGCGCATTTGCAGTTGTCTGATCCATAGTTTACTCCTTCTTTGAGATCATCGCTTTTATGAAAAGAAGAACTGATCTTTGACCTTCCATAAATGCGGTTTCTGTTGTGCTGTCTTTACTAAACGTAGTTACGTTATAGTGACATCGTTTTTCTAAATCTGAGATGACTTGTGCGCCTTCATCAGATCCAAAGACTATTTTGTAATGTTTTATTAAGTCTTTTAATTTATTGTTGTTTGCCATTTATTGCTTGCACTAGAGGCGCAGCATTTTTTGCTTGTTCAGATTGCATCATTTCTTGTTGCATCTGTGCTTGAGCAGCTTGTAGTTCTTGACGGTCTGCTCTAAGTTGTTCGACTTGTTGGTCAGATTTAATCATCTTCGCTGGTAAGCCTAAAATATTTATAATTTGTTTAACCAAACCATTCTCATCAATATAATCAGTGACTGGTGCTATTTGTGAAATAGATCCAAATAATTCCAATCCTCTCATAATACTTTCTAGTTGAGATCCTTTTTGCGCTATTGCTACTGGAGATACATATTCAATATCAACTTCTTGATTTGATAATGCTTCAGGAGCTGGTAAGAATTGTTTGTTTCTCAACATAATATTAAACACTCTTATAATGAGAGGTTGTAATAATTCTTGTTGAAGTCTTCCTATTACTGGACCTAAAATTTTCATCTTCTCTTGGTTACGTTGCATTACTTCAGTCGCTGTCATTGTTCTATTTTCTTGAATTAACAGCTGGTCGACATGAAATGTACGTGAGATAGCTCTTCGTCTTTGATCTTCCATATTAAGACCTAACGGATTGTTAGCTCCAATATTCAAAGGCTCTATTCTATCTCTTGAACCAGATCGATAATAATTTAGTGATCCAGGCGCAGTTCTGATTGGCAATATCATTGCATCATCAGGTACCAACAAAGGAGGATCCACTTGTTTTTGCGCAGCCTTCATTGATACTTCCACCATTTTATTTAAGACTTTAACGTCAGGTAAGCTATTCATTCCAGGCGATCTGCCGTAGATTTCGTTCGATGCTTTTAAGTATCTTGGAACGACGTAAGGAAATTCTCTAAACCCACCGATGGAAATTATGTGACCAGTTTCATATTCCATGTAAATGGATTGAAACGGCATATTTTGTTTATCTAATTTTTTAGGATCAAATATATTTCTTGGTTTAACAACGTGTACCATCTCAACGTCATCAAACGGTGTCTTTTGAAACTTAACTAATAAGTCTCTACTTAACTTATCTTTACCAAATCGATCAAATGCTGCCTTAGCAGTCATTTTAAATTTTCTATAAATTGTATCTACAAATCCTCTTTCATCTTCAGTGATATAAATCTCTTTGATGTGTCTAGCAGAGAACCTAATAATATCGTCTTGGTCTTCTTCTATAAACAAGCAAGAAGTTCCAAAGGCAATTAGATCGTGATAATTTTCGAATATCTCAGTTTGAAAATTTGATCTAGCAAAAGCAATGTACATTTTATCCATTGCATCTTCCAACCATTCTTTAGCTTCATCGCTATCGTTTAATAGTGCTTCTTTATATCTAAGCTGAAACCATCTGTTGGCCTGAGATGTCAGCATACCGTGCAAAGAACTAGCTAATAATTCCAAACTATGTACTGCTGTACTATCGTAAATTTGAACGTTTCTTTTATCTCCTCTACTTCTTTCTCTATTAACATCTGACTTTCTTGGAAGCATGTAATCAGCTACTTCTTGCCAATGACTTTCCCAGTTTTGTCTTTTAGATTGTAGACGTGATAAATTATCTTTTAACTCTTTAGCGAGTTGTCGAAATTCTTGTGTTTGCATATTAACCTAATAAAATTTTTTTAGATAACGTTAGTTCATCATCTGGAACATTTAAAATAGTTGCTCTTCTACCTTTTCTTTTAATCTTTAATAATCTTTCTGCTTCGCTTTCTTCTGTTGGCATTTCAACATTTGTTGGTCCATCAGGAGCAGCATCAACGGCTGCTTGCTGTGTTTGTTTAGCAGTAGAGCCAGCTGTATTTGCAATTTCTATACCGCCTCCTTTATCACCTTTATTAATGGTTCTACCCATAGCATCTAAATTTCCTGTGCTACGACCTTTGATATATTTTTCGTAACCTTCAAAAGTATCTTCATAACCTGGCTTACCAACAACATTTTTTTTGTAGTAATCTCTATTAACTTCGAAAGTTTTTTGCCTACCTTTTTGCGTAGCATCTAAAACAAAATCTAAAGTTTTTATCCCAGTATTAGATTTACCTATTTGGTAATTATCTAATTTCGATTTACTAACTGCTTTTCTAGCTTCCTCTTTAGCTTTTCTACCTTTTGATCCACTTACTGATGACTGATAAGATTTTGATGTTCTATAAGTCTCTCTATTTGATGTTGAT